ATCTCGAACAAAACTTAAAACTTCATTGAAATAATATGGTTTACATCGTCCTACTCGTGCAATTTTTGAGATAGCCTCAAATATTGAACTTGAACTATCAAAAATACCGTCAAACGTATCACCTCGACTTGTCCAGATTGAATCAAGACTCAATAATTTTGTTAAATCTAAGTCTAAATAACTTCGATTCCCTCCATAGTATGACATCCATACATCCGCCAAAGCCCAAGCAATAGACCTTGTTGCTGTTGGTGCTGACCACGTTGTCCCGTTATATATATTTAATTTTCTAGTCGTGATGACTGATAAGTCATTCAATTCAAAATTGTTTTCTTCGTTAGTGTTTGTAATTTCAACACTTAGGAGGCTTTTATCTCCGTAAAATTTTATGTTTGGATATTTTATTTTTATTCGTTTAATTTTAACTTGATCTGAAATCTCATTCCAAAATCCTGCTAGTCCTTTATCGTTATATAAAATACATTTATATGTTGAATAAATATTAGTTTCGTAAGTTCCATTTTTGAAAATTGATTTAGTGTTATAAATATTTGGTGTATATTTTTTTTTGGTGTGGAATTCGTCTATTGAATAAATTTTAGATACTGAATCAATCCATTTACCATATAATCCAGTTATTGGCTGGTACATATAATTTTTTTCTTGTACAAAATTGTTAACATAAATAAGCCCTGTTCGTGAACTTGTAAATGTTACTATTCCATTTACATAATCGATTGAACTTATTTCATTTTCGGGAATAACATTATATGTGCCTGTGTATTCGGTGAAATAAAAATCGTTTCCAAAACTTAAATTATTAAATGAAGGGAATTTTATTAAGCTTAAATCGTTGTTATTCAACCAATTTCTTTCACTTATCGAGGCTTGATATTGATTATTACCAATGTTGCTCAATTCTTTTTGATACGTTAATTGATAATGTGTATTTATTTCTGCTCCACTTGAATCAATTGGAACTAAATATCCTCCTGCATTGAGAAAAGGATTAAAATCGGTATATATTGTGCCGTCTCTATTATATACACCTAATAATTGTGGTATATGCATATCTATTTCTATATTAAAATCATCATTATAGAAATTATCTATAATAAAAGTTTTAGTAAAGGTGTTTTTTACAAAATAAGGTAATGCAATATCATTACCGCTAGAATCTTTAATATGATAAAATGGATTAGTTTCAATATCGCTAGTTTTCCATATTGAAACGTTTTGCAATGTTGCCCCTGAACTTGCCCAAGCTGTAACATCTTTAAGCGTGATTACCGATTGAACGGTATTAACACCATCTTGTACAGTATCTATTTCATACACACCGTTATAATCTGTGTTTGTCTCATGAAATATTCTTATCTCGTCATCTTCTGCAAAATTTTTAGTTGCATAATATTCTTTGAAATTTAGCGGTGTTGCTGTATTAAATGTAATTGTTTTAGCTGATTTATCAAATACGACATCGGAAGGATCATATATTTGTGATCTGCTCCCTGAATTGAGATTTACATTTTGTATTTCTTTTAATGTCAAAACATTATCGTCAAACCTTGTAAAACTAGCGTTCGGTGTATGTAATACAGTTGATACATCTGTATTGTTTAATACACTTGTTTTCCCAAAAAAAATGTCATTTAATTCATGCTCACCATGACCCAAACATAACAAATATCTTACAACTGCTGTATTATTTTCATGTCTTATATATGGGGAAGAGGCTAAATCGGGATACCATTTAATTTTTCCGTACTGGTTAGGGATAGTTTCGCCTAATCTCGCAATATTTGAACTCAATCTAGGATCATAATTTTTAGATTTTTTTTGGTCTATATTATATAAATTTTCGGGTAAATCTAATTCTGGTGCTTGTGCTGGTGAAAAAAAATTGACTACTGCCCCTATTGCCTTTGTTCCGATATCGCCTTCCAATTCAATAAAAATATTACAAGTATCATTACCGCTTAATACATAATCATAATTTTCTTTATCTACGATTGTTCCGTTTAACGTGATTTTTAATTTTTTATTTACATAATTTTTACCAAAAAAAGTTAACAAAAATGTATCTATTTTAATACTATTTTTAAATTGATAATGACTTTTGACATCTGTATCAAAAGGATTTTCAAAAACATTAATTAATATATTTTCTGACATCTGTAAAATTCCATTTTTTTGTATCCGTTCATTTTTAATCGGTTTATGTCATTATACAACAAACCTATCTTATTTATAAAATGATAACATCCGTTATCTAACCATATCCCAACATGGTGCATTTTATTATTTTTTGAAAGCAATACAATACAATTATCTTCTGGAACGTTTATTTTTTTCCAACATTCAACGTTTTCTTTTTCGTTTTGTATCACATGAACAATAGATTTATATTTTTCTACGTTTACATAATCAATTTTAAAATCAAAATTAAATTTTTTTTTATAAAACTTTTTTACAAAATCAAAACAATTATTGCAATTTAAAAAATAATTATCAAATAAATTAATATTTTTCATTGACTAATAATCAAATTCTGAAATGTATTATCATATTTTACATTGGGAAATTTTGCGTTATTTAAGTTTAAAAAAACGGCTTGTCCTGATATAGAATAATTATCTACACTCACATTTTTAAGAAATAACTTGGTAGGGTCTGCCTGTGGTGTTGTCGTATCACTAGCTAAATATACTCTATATATCAACTCAATAGGATTATTATTATCATCTAATGACGTGTTTTCAAGCATATCAACAAGGGTAGTATTAACTGCGTCTATGTTAATATTAATATATTGATTACCTTGTGAATTTTTTGAAGGTCCATCAATATTAAAACTATATTTCTGAAATGTTGTTAAAGGTCCACTATTTTCAAGATTAGCAACAAAATCTTCGTTATTTTGAACGATATAATGTGGGCTTGAAAAAGTAGTATGATTAAATTGCAACGTATGCAATATAATATCATTACCTGAACTTACATAATTTTCTTTCAGAGTTTCCGTTGTCATAACTTTTTTATTAGCCTAAGTTTATTTTGCCAGTTGGATTTACCATTTTATGCAATTCTTGAATTGCTTTTAATAGTAAAGGAATCATTTCTACATATGATAATGTCAATGTTCCATCGCTTCTTTTTTGCACTAAACTTGGAAATATTTTTTCAACATCTTGAGCAATAAAACCAAAATAGTCTTTTGTATCACTTTCATTTTTAAAATTAAATTTTTTACTTTCTAATTTCAACAATTTTGCAAAAATGTCATCTGAACATTTTTTTATATTTTTTTTTAGATTTTTGTCTGAAGTTGAAACCAAACTACCTGAATAACCTATTGAGCCTGAAACATCTAATGCGTATGAAGGACTATTCAAATTTACCCCCACTCGTTGCTCTTGGCGTACAACCAAAACTGGACTACTCCACGTTGTGCCACCTACTGAGCTACTCGGTGATATTTCAAGCCCATTACCAACTTGATCCTGTGTACTAATTAACCAATTATAATGGGTGCTTTGAGCTTCGGAATGTAAAAATAAACCAGTATTTTCATTTTTGCCAAACTTAGCACTTGCAGTTGTTGAACCACTTGTAACATCAAATTTAGTCATTGGGGACGCATTTCCAATACCTACATATCCGTTTCCATTTATTGAGATATGAGGAATAGTAGAGTTTTGGTGGTTAGCATTAAACTCAAGTCTATTGTCTGTTACTGCACCCCCAGCCCCAGCGTTGAAGTAGATAGCTCCCTTGTTTCCTGTTGAACCATCACTTGAAACTGCCTCAAAAGCTATACATGCGGACTCTCCATAACTCGTGTTTTTAACTAAAAATTGTGATGTCCCGTTAGCTAGTGTATATGCACTTTCAATATGCAATTTTGAGCTTGGACTTGATGTTCCAATTCCTACACTTTCCAAGGCTGTCGTTCCTGACGCTGTCAAATTAGAATTACCTATGTCAATATTTCCAAACGTATTTGTAATTGAACCAGCACTCAAAGCTCCTACGCCTGTAATATTAGTTTGACTTGCTGTTAATATCGTACCTGTAAAATTTCCTGTTACATCTCCTGCTAAATTTGCTATTACTGTATTAAAAATAGCATTACCAGCACTACCACTAATTACTTCACTTCCATTTGTTGCATTTGGCACAAAAGTAAAAGCATTAGCCGATCTATCCCATCCAAAAAATCCAAGTTTTTCACTTGTGTCATAGTATTTAAATTCTATGCCCCTATCTTTTCCATCATTAACCGTTTGTGTGTCTTTTGATAATGTGATTATTGGGTCGGATAACATAGTAACGGTTGAATCAACTTGTGTCGTTGTTCCATTCACAACTAAATCGCCTGTAACAGTTAAGTCATTTAATAATGTTACTGCGTTGGTAGGGTCTATTTGATACGCACCCCAATATCCCGAACTCAAATCTGTTGAAAATGTTCCGGACGTATGAGCAATCACACAAATATAAACAACTGAATTTTCGACAACAATATCTTTTTGTGCGTATGTTGTCGCTGTTGACCAGTTACCCCTTGGATTAACTGCTGTTAATTCAGATATCACACCAGTTAATGATTTAACTGTTCCGTCATCTAGTGTAACCGTGTCATTCACACCACCATTTACAAAACTATCTAGTCTACTTGTGTTAGTAGTAAACTTATCTATTTGAACTTGTGTCGGATTAGCCATTTTTTTAACTCCTTATTTATAAATTTTCAAAAGCGTTGTATAACGTCTCATTTACAGCAACATCAATTTTATCTAAATAATTTGACGCTGTCTCAAAACCTCTTACGCCCCCACCTAATGACGCTATTAAGCCTAACATGACAGTATCATAATTAATGCCTGTGTTAAGCTCGTTACCTTCACATTTACATGTAACAGTGCAAAATTTACCGTTCCATGTATAATTCGGATTTTCGATAAATCTTATTTCATGTGATGATTGAATACTGTCGCCAACTGGCATATTCATGTTAAACCAGTTAAGCCCATAATCTAACTCAAATTTAAAAAAAGCTTGAAAATATGATAAGCTATCTTCATCTAAGATTAATTGAAAATCAAAATTTACTGGTACTTTTGTAAATCGTTTTCTCGCAACTGTAAACCCTGAATCCATTTTAGTGCGTATCAATCTAGCTTCTTCTTGATGTCTTGCATTGCTTACAAGGGGGGAAGGTAAAACAGAATGTGGATAATTTATACTTGTCATGCAAAAGCCCCTTGCCTTGATAATCTATAAGTATTCTCTATCGTTCTAGCCAATGTGCTATCGCCTTGATTGATACCACTTACAATATTATTTTCAATAGTTTTTAAAAAAATATCAATATCAAGATTCCCGTTATTTTCGTTAGACTGAACTGTCGCTGTTTGGTTTTGGGCGTTATGAACTGTAACATTTATTTTTGGTGAATAATTATTATTCATTAACCCTAGTTGATTATTAGGAGTTATATGTCCACCCCTACTGCCTAACTGTAATAACTCTGGTCCATTCTCACCCACTAAATAATTTCCGCCACCAAAAACATCACCGCCTAATGCCCTTGGCGTGAATTGTTGTTTAGATACACCTGCAATTTGACTTGCCATGAAAGCCCCTGCTGTTGCCCCAAAAATACCCCCTACTAATGGTCCACCTATTCCTGTTCCAAAAGTATAAGCATTACCGATCGCTGTCGGTGTTTTCATCGCTAATTGTGCCATACTTAATGCTTTATTGATTTCAAAAGCCTGTTTTGAGTATTGGGAACTTTGAGAAATTAAAGCTCTAAAACTGTTACCTGCATTTTGTATTTCTTCTGCACTTGCTCGTCTATTTTCTTTACCTTCTGAAATTAAAAAACTTTTTTTAACATTGGCTTTATATTCTGCCCATTTAAGAGCAACAAACGATTTTTCTTGTTCAATTTCATTCAATTTTTCTTTTTGTTTTTGTGCTTGTTCCAACTCTTTAGCGTGATATTCACTTTGTAAATTTTGTATTTCATCTAAAAAGCCTTTTGTGAAATCAAGTTTTTTCAAATCTATTGAATTAGTTAATGTTTCTGAAATAGTTTTACCTAAATTTTCAAAGGTTTCTTTTACTTTGTCGTTTTCAGTTTCAACTTTTAAAGCGTCTTGATAGGCTTGTTTTATCCCTAATAATTCATCTTTAGCACCTGAAAAATCAAAATTAAATAATTTTTCTAAGGCTGTAAATAATTTTTGTGACGCTTGGGAAGCCGCTAAAATTTCCTTATAAAATGTTATCACTGAAGTTGCCAACAATAAAAACGGATTAGCTTTATTTATTAATAACATAAGCCCCCTAGTAACCGATAAAGCAACATTTACAGCTAAAATTGAACCATACAAACCAGCAAACGTAACAATAAATTGTTTTAATTTTACGTTTTCGTCCATAAATTTTTTAGATTGCTGATACATTGCTTCAAAAATAAAAGGTAGTTTTTGAGCTTGTTCACCTGCTTTTTGTAAAATACCGCCTAATTTAAGAGTTATACTATTAGTTTCATCAATTTGTGTTAATGCAAGATTAATACCTAATTGAAGTCTTTGGAATCCCCTACTTAACCTCATAGGCATTTGTTCCGCTTGTTTTGTTATTGCTTCCGATTGAGATATTAAAGCGTCAAAAACGTCTTTACTTAATAACTCCCCTTCTCTTTTCATTTGTATAAGTTGTGCCGTAGTAATCCCCATGCCTTCGGCAATGTAATTAAGTGTTAAAGGAACATTTTCTATAACACTATTAAATTCCTCAGCTTGAAATTTACCACTCGTCAAACCTTGCGATAATTGCAACGTAGCGTTTTTCATTTGATCTACACTTGCACCAGAAATCAAACCTAATTCTGAAAAACTTTTGGTTAATGTTAAAAGCTGGGCGTCTGTAGCACTTAAAGTTTCTTTTGCAAAAATAAACCGTTGAAAACTTGACGCTAATGTATCAATTGATGAACCTGTCGTTGCTGATATTTTAGATAATTGCTTAAAAATATACTCTGCTTTTTCTGTTTCGCCTACAACTGCATTAAGCCTATCTTTTAACATCCCCATAGAATCCGCTAACATTAAACCTCGTCTTGCCGTCTCAAGCGTTACAACTGTTGCAAGTGTTGACGCTAATTTTGTAGCTACTGAATTAACCGAATTAAAACTTTTTTGTGTATTGTTTTGGAATTGTTGAACATCTTTAGTAGCGTTTCTTAATCCTGTTGTCTTAACGCCTAATTGATAAAAAACTGTACCTAAATTTAAACTCATTTAATGTTATTTCCTATTTTGTTGTTCATAATGTTTTTCTTGCTTTTTCATTATAACATGTTTTACTTCAAAATAGGCTAACCATTGTACAAATTCGTTATACGGTATATTTTCAATTTCTTCAATTGTTTTTGAAAGTTTTTCGGCTAATTCAAATTTAAGATATTCTCTAGTTACCTGAATATCTAACTCTTTACCGTTTGGACTGATTGTTAATTTGAATTTTTTTTTGCTTCGTCTAAATTTAAATTAGAAAGCTCATTAAATGCTAAAAATAATTCGTCTGTATATCCCCCTGCAACATCATTAGACAACACATCAAAATCAGAATCTTCAAATACTTTTTCATTAGTGTTTGGAACATAACAAGATAATATAATCCCTAATACCTGCAATTTTAACGGATTCGGTAACTGTGTTTTTTCGTCAAGACAATTTGAATAATAATCTGTTTTTTCTTTAAGTGTTAATTGCCTAACCTCAATTTCAACACCATTATATTTAACTATTTTTGAATTAAATTGTGTTTTATTTCCAAGTGTGGCTGATCTTATTTTATCTCTTAAAGTCATAACTTAAACCCCTTTATTTTTTTTTAGTATTATATACTATTCTCTTGAAAATGTCTTTAAAATATTTTTGTTGTCTGTAATTTGAAAACTTAAACTTTCTTCAATAACATTTGACATATCTAAATTTTGATTCGCTGAATCTAAAACATACCATCCTCTATTTCCGTTTCCTGTACTTGGTAAAAATTCAATTACAAGTGAGTTTCCACCTTCTAATATGTCTTGAAAATCTTTTGATAAATCATCAAAACGTGTGCAAGTAATAGTTATATCCTTTTGATTTGGTAATTTTTCTACAAAGCCTTGATTATCAAAACTAGTTACATTAATAATCTGATTAGTTGTGTTTTGCGTTGCTTGGTAAGCACCTGCAATGTTTGCCATTGGGTAATATGCCCCATCCACTGTGATTGTTCCAGTTTTGGACGTTGAAAATGTAACTTTTCCATACATATAATCAATGCTATCAATATCTGAATCGGATATCGCAACTGCATCTTCGTAAAACGTAAATGTAGAATTAAAATTAAATACTTGTTTTGCACTGTCATCTATTTGATATGTATTACCAGTTGTAACCGTCATAGACTCCCCAGTAAAACTTGTAGAAGTACCTGATTTTTTAATATTAGCTTGATATCCGACTGTTGCCATATTTTTTAAGTTGCGTCATCCGCAAAAACTTCGCCTGTTGCCTGAAAACTAGCTGATACAGTTATTTGTGAATTAACGTCTAATGATATGTTAAAATTCTCAACAACAACTTTAAACTTTTTTCCGTTCCCTGCAACATTATCAGGCAAAACTTTAACCCATAATTCGGTTCTATTATCATAACATGACTCAATCGCTGTTAAAGCTGTATCACTAGCTGACCAGTTAGCTTCAACACTACAAGCTGTATCTAATAATCCAACAAGCCGTTGATTAAATCCTGCGTTTGTTGTGTCTGTTACGTCCAGAATGTTTGCTGTTCTGTTAAATGTTCCTGTTGATGATGGAATCTCGTTAAACGTTCCAGTTTTGGACGTTGAAACTGATATTGTGTAATTATAACCTGCTGTTGCCATGTTATCTCCTTTAATTTGTTTACTTTATAATAATAACATTTAATTACAATTAATCAAACTACTAGCTTAATTGCGTTCTATTTTGTGTACCATATTGTGGCTCTGTAATTATATTAAAATTCACAAACTTAATTCTATTATCATTTTTATCAATTTCTAAATTAGTTATGCTTGTACTTGCTTGAATGCCTGTATATTTTGTAGTGTTTTGAGTAAATGCATTTACACCATGTAAAATATCAAAAACTTCTAATAAATTATTGTAACAAGTTTCATCAGTTGTTGCTCTTGATCGTATTTGTATTGTGGGATAATCAAGCAAAAACTTAGGACTAGGCTCGTTCCAGCTCCCTGTTGTATATATTGTAATACAATTAATTGGTGTACTAGGCTCAAAATTAATAAAAATATCAGTTAATACACCTTGTGCAATTAAATAATCTCTTATGTCTTTGGCTGTACTTTTTTGTGTCATAATCTTACTTCATTATTAATTATTTCTTTTATTCTTTCGGTATTTTTTACTATTGCTCTACTTAAAAACTTCGGTCCACCTTCTTTAAAATTAGCTTCCATATTTTCGTGTACATACAATGCATAATTTTGACTATTTCCAATCTCAATTCCAATTTGTCCGCTCTTAGTCATCAACTTTTTTTTGTAAAATCCCTGTCTCAATAAACCTGTGTCTTTAGGCGTTATATCAATAGCGTCTTGTTTAATTACCATATAACATTTAATTAATGCTAGATATGTTAATTTTTCTGTATTTTTAATAAAATTATTTAAATTTTTTATTATTAATTCGTTTTGTCTTGTCTCGTTCATAGATATATTTTATATATAGTTCTACCATTTTTTAAAGCCAATAAATTATCTACCCGCCTAATCACATAAGCATTTATATTTTTTGGATTAGTTTCTGCCGTTGTACCTAAAAAAATATAAGAATCAATTTTTAATTCTGTTTTACAAAATATAATTGAATTAGATATGGCTTCTTTTCCTGTTTTTTGATCTATATAATTTACAGTTTTACTTTCCCATCTTACATTTATTAATGTAGGCGTTAAAAAAGTCTGTTCGCCGTATTCGTTTACGCTATCTTTTTGAAAATATGTTGCTGTTTGTGTGTATGCTGTCATTAATATATATTAATTGACTCAACCACTGCTTTTTTACCACTTGATAACTTGGCAAAACTACCAGTTGAATCTAATAATAAAACTGTTTGACCAAATTGTGTCATTTCTAACCCCTTCCCAAACTCACCAGCCAGTTTATCTGAAGCATCCCCCAGTTTCTGCTCGGTGAGTTGTCGTTCATCGGGATGCATTGCCAATAAGTGTGCTGTTAAATATTTTTCAATTTCAGTTAATAAGTCATCACCTAACCCACTATTTCCCAGCGTATTAGTTACTAATAGATTAGCTGTGGTTATAAATGATGACGTGTCTGTAATGGTATTAAGACTAATAATTTTTTTAACCTCTGTATCGT